GTCTTTCGCAGGAGGGAAGAAATGCCCGTGCCCAGCCGCGCCGCTCCTGCGAAGAGCGAACGCGGCCGGGTCGGTGCCTGGTCATGGGCCGTCAGGCCCGGGGGATCACTGGTAGCTGATGGCGCGACCAAGCAGCGTGAAGGAGGCCTGCACGGTGTTGGCTTGGTTCACGTTCAGCGCGGGCACTTCAGAGACAGCCAGGTAGCCGAAGCCGTAGGTGGTGGCGCCGCCAGACAGCACCATCTTGAAAGCCACCTTCTGCAGCGCGCGACTGATGCCCAGCATGGTCTGGTAGTTGGCGTTGCTGGCGTCGTGGCCCAGGGTCAGCGTAATCGACGTGGCGTTGAAGCCGGTCGGCACGTTGATCTGGTTGCGGCGGGCCAGGGGGCTGATGGTCGTGAAGCGGGGGTCGCCGCCAGAGGTGCCGATGGACAGCACCTGCGGGATTTCCAGCCAGTTGCTGATCTTCTGGGCCGACGAGTTGGCGCCGCCACCAGACGAGAAGAAGCTGGTGTTGGTGGTGTCCAGACCCAGCAAGCTGAAGGTGTCGGTGGTCAGCTGGTCGACCTTGAAGACGGTGTCGGTGGCGTCTTCCCAGCCGGAGGTCAGCAGGATCTCGTCGTTGTCGACGTAGCCGTGCGCGGTCGAGGTGGCCACCGACGGATTGGCGTTCGTCATGGCCGAGAGGGTCTTCGCCGCGGCGAAGGTGTTCGAGAAGAGAAAGCGCGAGCCTTCGGGAAAATTGTATGCCAAGGTAGTTCCTTTCCGGGTGTTTCAACGCCCGAGTGCTTTCGCCCGAAAGGGCAACAAAAAAGCCACCCGAAGGTGGCTGCCTTGACCCGTATGGGTCGATTCATCAGTGGGTTACAGCGTGCAACCCTGGTGCAGTCGGCGCTTTGCTTCAACGTAGGCGGCGCGGGCCGTTTCAACGTCGTCGAAAACGCCGACATGCACAGACTTGCGATTCACGGTAAGTCGTACCCTGTACTTGCCCTGGTGGGAAAACACACCAAGAACACCGGAGCGGCTCCTTGAGCTCGCCAGTCTTCTGTTCTCGTTGTTGATGCGTGAGTCCGCATCCCGGAGGTTGACGATCCTGTTATCCGTCTTGTCACCGTTGATGTGGTCGATGAGTCCAGTAGGCGCAACACCATGGACCCACATCCAAGCGGCTCGATGAGCCAAAATCTTCTGATCTGCAACGCAGAGAATCCGGTAGGACTTCAGTGCCCCGCTGCCCTGCTTGTCTGCCCTATCACCAGCAGACCATCTGCGCCCATTGGACGACCGCCTCAAGAACGCACCGGTATCGGTGTCGTAGTCGAAGCGATCCCTCAACTTCACGATGATCGAGTTGTCGGTCTTGCTCATCGGGCGGCCCAGATCGAGAAGTCCTGCATGGCTCCACGCAGGCCGGTGTCGTCGTCGTTGGTGGCGACCAGAGCCGACATCGGCCGTGCGACTAAGGCCGTCGCAGCCACCAGGGCAGCCTCAACGGCCAGCGCCAGGGCGTTGGCGTCCATGCGCCGCTCTGCCCAGCAGTTGATCTGCACCATGGCGTTGCGCTTGTCAGGCAGGCCGTTGATCGGCTGGATCACGTCGCCGCCAACCTGCTGCCAGGTGATGAAGGGCTTGGCCGTGGTGGCCGGAGCCACGTCCGGAAACACGCGCGGGCATACCGTCAGCAGCAGCGCCGACAGGTCGGATTCAAGGCTCATGGGGTTACCTCAGCTTGTCGTCGAGGCGGCGGAACAGCTCAGCCTTCGCGGCCTCCAGGGCCTGCGGGAACTTGGCCATGGCCGGGCGCAGGAATGGCCGGGCCGCAACCAGCTTAGGAGCGGCGAGGGGGCGGTCCTTGTGGGTCGTGAAGCGTTTGGTGTTGGGGTCGAAGCTGACCTCGTAGCGCTGCAGGTGCCCGAACTCCACCAGGTGCCCGTGCGGTGCCTTGCGTGCATTCCAGCTGACGTGATAGGTTGCCTTCCCCTGGTCCGACTTGCTGGCGCTGAACACCTGGTAGATCGATCGCTCGAGGTTGCCCGTCTTGCGCTTGATTCGCCCGACGTTGCGCTTGACCTCGTCGTAGAGCACCTGCGCAGCAGCCTGAGCGGCTGGGCGCGCAGCCTCTTCGGCAGCGTCTCCCAGCTCATCGAGCCAGCGCTCCAGGCCCGAGGTGTCGGCTTTGATGGAGAACGACTGCTTGCCCCCGCTCATCGCACCACCTGACACACCAGGTCGGTGTACTCGCGCTTGACCTCATCCTGGATGACCGACTCGACCTCGTAGGACGTGGAGCCCACCAGCACCCGCATGCCGTTCGTCACGTCGCCTCGGCGACGGATGCGGATCGAGGCCTTGACCACCGACACCGGAGCGCCAGCCCTGACGAGCTCGATGCCGTTGCCGTGGCGCACGTTGGCCCAGACCTGCGCCAGCGTCGACCAGCCAGCCAGCGGCTGGCCGATCGCGTCCTGCCCGGTGGCCGGGGCCTGGATCGTCACCAGGGTGTTGAGTTGGCCTGCTTTCATGGGCTGCCTCAGAACCCAAGCGCCTGCAGCGACGCGGCAGACCAAGCGGCAGCCGCTTGGCGAATCGCTTTATCGTTCATGTGGACGTACACGCTGGACTCGTTGAACAGGCCTGCCGTGTTGTTCGCTGGGCGGTCGGTCGGCCCGAACGTGGCGCGAGGCAGCGCGCCCAAGGCACTCGCCAAGTCAGCGCCAGCAAAAACGCGGCCCGAGAGGTTGGGGTCTGCCAGGGCTTGCAGGCGAGCAGGGAGCAGCTGCCCGTCGATGACGGTCGTGGCCGCGCTGTCTGTCGGGTCTGTGCGGTTGCTTGCGCCGATCAGCACCTTGGCACCGCACGCAGAAATGACCCGATTCGACAGGCTCGCCAATGCGGCGCGGTACTCTGCAGTGGTCACGCTCATGGCGGAATCGGACTCCCCGAACATGATCGCGACCCACCGCTCGAAGACGGTCGCGTCGGCCTTGTTCAACTCGGCCACCAGGGCGGCAATGAACCCGTTCGGATCGAATCGAGCGTTTCCAAATTCGTAGATGGTGCCGTTGACATCGGCGGCAGTCGCTGCACCAAGGTAGGTGTAACCTGGGGTCGTGGCGGTCGCTGCAACGTCAGCCGTTCCGGTCGGGCCCGTGGTGCCCGCCGAGAACTGCAACGAAGTGCGAGCAGTTGGCGTGCCGGCCACGCCGGTTGGCTTGGCGGCCACCTTCCACACGCCGCCGCCGTTGATGACGTAGGAGCCGAGGCCCAACGTCATGTTGCTGGCCCAGGTGCGCAGGCGACCGACCCAATGGTCACAGATGCCGGACGTGCCGACTGCCGTGTTGATCATGTGAGCGTACACACCAGAGGCTGCCAGCCGCTCGGTGATGCCCGTGTGCATGGACGCCTTGCCTTGGGTCGATCCGTTCGGCCAAACCGGATCGAAGATCGGCTCGCCAGCGGCAGCCATCGTTCGGTCCGTCGAGCCAAAGCCCTGCGCGTTGGACTGCCCCGCCCAAGCGATGGCAATGCGCTTGCTCGGCATCACAACATCGTTGTAGGCCAGCGCAACATCGGGCGTGCGGTGCAGACGCTGCGCGATCTCGTGCATGTTGAGCGGCATGCCATCCAGCACGATCAGGTGGAACCCACGAACCTGCATGGCGGTCGCCGTCTGAGCCACTGCGCCGAGTTGCGGGCTGTTCACGCCAATTGCAAACTCGGTCATGTTGCCGGGGACCATCGCTGTCTGAATCGGGCTGTTGGGCTGCGACGAGACGTTGTAAGCGCCGACACAGACGAGCACACCGTCGAGGTATTGGTAATACCGCTTTGCAGCCAGATCGAGCGCGATGGTGAATGTGTGGTCGGCTCCGTCGAGATAGACCGCGCCGTTCTGCCCACCGTTGACCGAGCCACCCGAGCCGGTAAATGATGTCTGGATCGAACCTGGAAAACCGGCGCCCGTGCCGCGCAGGAACCAATACGGCCCAGCGGCCAAACAGCCGAAGCCATCCGACGAACTTGCAGCGGGGAGTGCCTGCTTGATGACCATCGAGACGATGATCGTCTTCTGGTTTGCTTCGCCTTGAGTCAGCGAGCGCCAGTAGTCGCGCCAGCCTTCGATGAACATATAGCCGTTGCCGCTGGCCGTCGGGTCCGTGGTGAAGTAGCCAGCGTTGGCCCACGCCACGGCAGGCGTGACCCCGAACAGGTAGCCGTGATTGCCCGCGCCGGAGATGTCTCGCGCAAAGCCACGCGACAGGCTGTTGTCGCTCATCGGAAGACACGAGATGTAGCGGCCACCGCTAAGGAGTGCAGCGTTTCGCTGCGTCACTTCTTGACCTGAAGATGTGACGACTCGATCTCCGGCCTCGAAAACCTGGTCTCGCTCGTAGAGCTCGAATCGACCAGTTGCCAAGAGCAGCGGCACGTGCACATCGCTGACCTGGCCACTCTGACCCCTCAGCCACATCTGCTGGCTGCCGGTCACGCCGACTTCGAAGAAGCGCTCGTCAGCGCCGATGTAGCGGAGGGTCTTGGGCATGCTGGCCTCTCAGAAGTAACGAAGCCCGCACGCGGCGGGCTTGGGTGGTTCGGTTTTCCGGCTGGATCAGCCGTACAGCTTGTGCGGCTGCAGCAGGTGCTGCGCGGCCTGGGGCGGCTCGGCCATCTCGCGGTCGGCGTACAGGGCGCCAACGGTCAGCAGCACGGCCGACTTGATCAGGTCGTCGATGACGATCCCGGCGTGGGTCATGCGCGCGGCGGTCTGCGCCTTCTGGTAGTCCAGCTCGGCGGCATCCAGGGCAATGCTGGCCTCGGTCTCGTCGGCCAGCAGCGCGGCAGCGTCCACGGCGGCGATGTAGGCCGTGGTGGCGGCTGAAAGCTGGGACGGCACTGCCGCGCGGGCCGTGCTGAGCGCCGACTGGTCAGCGAAGACGGTGCGGCCCATCCACTTGGCCGCCATGATCTCGGCCGCGTTGAGATGGGCCTGGATCAGGGTGTTCTCGTCGTCACCCGTGACCCGCAGGTGCAGCTTGGCATCGGCCAGGGTGACGATGCTCATGGTCAGTCGGCCTTCACTTCAGGGGCGCCTTCGGTGGCGGCCACTTCGGGCGACTTGCCGGCGGCCTTGCCTTGCTTGGCCGGCTTGGTTGCCTGGATCTGCTCGACTTCAGGGGCGCCTTCGGTGGCGGCGTCGATGGCCCAGCGTTCGCGGGTGGACACCTCGATCAGATCCTGGTCGTCGGTCTCGATGATCTCGCCGACCTTGTGTTCCTTGATCTCCACGTGGCGGTGCGCCCACGAGAAGTCGGTGATGACTTTGAGTTGCATGCTGCTCTCCAGAAACGAGAAAGCCCGCCACGGGGGCGGGCCTTCTCTAGGTTGTCGTCAGGCGTCAGATCACGAGGTCGCGATCTTGAGCAGCTTGATGGCCTGACTGTTGCGGATCTTGCCGCCCACGCGACGACGCACGTAGAACTTGACGAAGCCCGGGGTGGTGATCTCGTCGCGGGTGATGCGCATCCCAACGCGGTCGGCGATCAGGTAGCCCTCGCCGAAGTCACCGAAGGCCAGCGGGAAGGCGTTGGCCGCCACGGTCGGCATGTCTTCGGCCTCGACCACGCGGTAGCCCATGAAGGTGTCGGGCTGGCCAGCGGTCACCGAGGGTTGCCACAGGTACTGGTTGGTCGTGTCCTTGTACTTGCGCAGCGAGGACAGCACCAGCTTGTTGGCCATCCACACGGCGTTGCGGCGGTAGCGGGCGCGCAGCGCGTAGACCACGTCGTACAGCGTGTCCAGGCTGGTCGGCATGGCCGAGGCCTGGCCGGAGGCGATGTACTGCAGCGTGCCGAAGGCGCGCGAGCTGTCGGCGGTGGTCACCGGGGTGGGGCCAGCCAGGAAGCCGGTCGGCTTGTTGGTGCCGTTGCCGCTGACGAAGGCTGCACCCTCGCCTTGGCCGATGGCTTCGGCGGCCGAGTCGATCAGCCAGTTCTCCACATCGAAGAACAGGTCGTCGATCGACTCCTCTGAGGCCTGCGGCTTGGCGGAGGCCATGCCGAACGAAGGAGCGACCTCGGCCATGTCCGGGGTGTTGGTCTGGTTGCGGGTGCCAGCCTCGCCGACCCACTCGAAGGCCGCGCCGTTGATGTCGAACAGCTCCTTGTAGTCGGAGGTGCCGACAGTGCGGACGGTTGCCAGCTGACGGATCGGCGAGATGTCCACCGACAGGCGGGCGATCTGGCGCTCGATCTGCTCGGGCAGGGCGAAGCCGCCAGCAGAGCCGGTCGAGGTCACGGTCTGAGTGGCGCGGACTTCCCAGCCGGAGCCGTCGTCGCGGGCCTTCTGCTCGAGGGCCTGGGCCTTCTTCAGCTCCTTCTCGGCGCGGTACAGCGCATCGCGGCGCTCGGGGTTGCCAGGCTGGCGCACCCAGTCGAGGAAGGCGTTGCGGTGGGCGATGGCCTCGGCCGATTCGCGCTGCTCGCTGCCGCCGTGGCCGATGCCGGGGCGGCTGGCCTTGGTGATCAGCTTCTCGATCTCGCCCTTTTCTTCCTGCAGCTTGTCCAGGGCCTGGTCCATCTTGGCCAGCTTGGCGTCCAGGTCACCAGTGCCGCGACCTTCTTCGACGGCCTTGATGCGGGCGTCGTTGGTCTTGCGGTACTCGGTGATCGTGGTGTGGATCTCGTTGAGCTTCTTGGTCAGGTCGGCCAGAGAGGCTTCTTCGCGCTTCTCGTAGGAGCCGACGGTGGCCATCTTGGCCTGCAGGGCGGCCAGGTGCAGCGCCATGGTGGCGCCGATCTTCATCATCTTGGTCATGGTGTGAGTCCTTTCAGGATTTCAGGGAATCCAGCAGCTGGTCGGCTGCCTTCAGTGCTTTGGCGATGTCCTGGGCGGACTCACTCCGCTGTTGGCCCATCTTCATGACGCGCGACACGAAGGCCGTCGCGTTCGACTTGCTCCAACCTGCATCACGCAGGAGTTGCTCGGCGTCCTTCGGGGCCTGCAGGTCGTCGACCGACTTGACGTCGGTGACGCGGGCGGCGCCGTTGGCGGGGAACGTGACCAGGCTGACCTCCCAAAGGTCGATCTCTGTCAGCGTCCGAATGTCGGTTTCTCGGTCGTAGGCCCACTGCTTGGACATGAAGCCGATGGACAGACCGTTGAGCGCGCCCATCTTGAGCAGCGCGTGCGCTTCCTTGCCCAGGGTGGTCTCCAGCGCCAGCTGGCCCTTGATGCGCAGGCCCTTGGAGTCCTCCACCATCTCGGTCCAGATGCCAATGGGCTTGTCGGCGTCGTGTTGCCACAGCATGGCCGGCATGGTCCCGGCCTTCTTGTGAGCAGCGAGCGAGGCCTGGAAGGCGCCCGCGGCGATCACGTCGTCGTAGCTGTCGCGAACACCGAAGACCGAGCCGTAGCCCTCCACGGTGCCGTCATCGTTTGCGGCCTTGAGGTCGAGCACGAAGGCGCGCACCTGGCGCTCGCTCAGGGCGTCCTTGCGTTCAGTCTGGCGTGCCATGGATTTCCCTTCGGAAACGAAAAAGCCCGCTCGGTGGCGGGCTTGGTGTGGTTCTGGTCGGCTCAGGCGGCCGGGTCGGCGCTCGGGGCGCTGGTCATGTTGAGCGGGCTCAAGTACTCGTCGCCCC